ATACACAAGGTATTATAAATAAACTTATTACACATTTAAAGACTGAAAAAGCACAATTTACATCTAATCGTAATCTTCAAAAGGTTATAGAAGATTTCCAAAAGCATGGGTTCAATTCAGATGGTACATTAAACCAAGAAATACTTAAACGGCTTTCACAAGCAGGATTTCTACAAGTAGATGACAAAGGTAACTATGGAGGAAACACTGGCTCTAAAGAAGCTATAAAAGAACATATTTTCGAAAGTCGTCATTCTTCTCAAGAGTTATTAACAGCACTAGAAGACGAGGGAGTCAGTCCTAATCTTACAGATCTTTCAACATCTGGACTTCCTATAAGTAAGATGTTCACAGAAAATGAGTTCCGTGACATGGCTTTGGAAAGAAGTAAAGATATCAATAAAGCAAGTAAAGCTGGTAAAGAAGCTGAAGAAGCTCTTAACAATAAAGCTTATGACTTCACTAAACAAGTAATAGATAGCGATGATTATATAGGTACTTTAGAGCAAAAGGAAGCATTATTTCTAACGCTACGTACCGAAGGTGTAAGTAACGAGACAATATCTAGGCTTGAGGTATATCACCAAACAAAGGGTTTTAGTCGAGACTTAGTTCGTGCTGAATCGAGCGCAAGGATACTTATAAATTCTGGTCGGTTTACCGTAGAAGATTATAATAATTTACATCCTTTGTCAAGAGGCAAGCCTTTCTTTAAAACTGCCAAAGATACAGCGGTTGAGTTTAATAGAGTATTAGATAGTAAGAATATCAATATAACTAATTTAAGTGTAGGGAGATTTAAACATCTTTTAACAGATAAGTCTGTAGCGGGAAGTCATACACCTTCTGTAACTCTTGGTTCAGGATTATTTGAGAAAACTCTTAGGCAAAACTTCAATAGTAGATGGCATAGTGAATTAAAGAAAAGTATAGAAACACGTAAAAGTGCGGACGAAGTCTGGAGTGAAGTTTATACAGAGTTAGACGATCTTATTACGAAAGTTAATAACAAAGATAATCCCGATACCACTAGTCCTTGGTATGCTGCAAGAGATCCTGGTGAAGAAACTGCAACCTTGCCAAACATTTTGTCAAGATCCAGTAATACTGGACCTATGTCAAAATTACCACAAGAAAAAGGTTATTCAATAGAAGGTTTAGCTAACGAACCTTATAGAGCTTTATGGATGCCTTGGGTAAAACCTGAGTATATAGAAAATCTAAAAAGGTCTAATGAATACGGACAGCCTTTAGAAATACCAGAAGACGTTCATAAAATTAGTGAAGTAACAGGATTCCCTGTACATCAATTACTAAACTCTTGGACTAAGTATTACGAAAATAATGGAGTACTGCAGAAAGGAGAGCTTTTTAAAGAAACTATTCAATACAAAATACTAAAACAACCTGATGTACAAAAATCTAATGCGTTGATACAGACACTGGCTAACAAGATAAAAACCTATAGAGATTTACAAACTGTTAATCTTATGAGAGTATTCCCCGAGGTTGTAAATAACATTGGACTTGATGTATTTCAGGAGGAAGTACCATGACTTATAGTTCTAACCAAAACAACGACGAGACTCAACAGATGCAATCTGAAATCACAGACAGATTGCTTAACCAACAACCGTTAAATGAGAACAAAGTCCAGGACGAAGTTCCAAAAGAAATTAACTACCAAGCTCCACAGACTGTTCCTGTAGAACCAGATAAACCAGAGAAGCATTATTTAACTAAAGATGAACAAACAACTCATTTCCAACACGCTATACAAACTATAGTAGATCCATTCGGTCAAATGTCAGATGAAGATAGAACTTTTGCATCTGAAGCGTTTTTTGCTCCAATCATGGCTCTACCTGATTTTGCTATGGATACAATCGGAAGTGCTAGTTTGTTAAGTGGTTTAGATGATGCCTATGATGATTTTACAAAATTCCAAAGTCCTACCCGACAGAAAATCAGAGGTGCTTTATCTATTATAATACCTTCTTTAATTAGTGCAGGTGCTATTAGTAAAGCCTTCGCAAATAGAGCACCAGCTCTAGCGGCGAGTGGTCTGCAAAACACTAAACGACTCCTTTTAGAAGTTGGTGGAAACGCCTTTGCTGATGGTATGATTGCTTTAGCTAGTGATCAAAGTGAAATAGATGATAACTTAATGCGTGTATTATCTGATACATTCCCAGGTGCTTTTGGACCTAAAGGATGGATGCCTACACCAGAAAGTTGGAAAACACAACCTGGTATGACACCTGAACAAAGAACAGAAATGAACTTCTGGGAAAATACAGCCCTTGGAGGATTATCTTCAATAATCGGTTATGCTGTAGTAGGTGGTAAACAAACTCTGGATTGGTTAAAACCTTTAGATAACATATCTGCTCTTTATAAAAAAACACAACAACTTAAAAGTGTAGATCAAAGTACAGTTAGAGGTTTACGAAAACTTGATACTGACATTGGTACTAATTTATTAGCTATCAACGATATAGATGAACTTATAAAGAAGACTGATCCTGAAGATACAGTTGCTATGAGCGGCTTACTTGAAAAAAGAGGACAGTTTGTTGAGGCGATGAGTAATGCACAACAGCAGAAAGCAGTTATACAACAACAAGTTGAAGCAACAGGTAAAACTGAGTTAACTGGTAATGACCTAGAAGAAGCTTTACGTACAGACAATACTATAGTAAGTAATTCCCATAAAGAAGTTGCTCAATCTAAATTAGCCCGTGGAGTTGTTGAAGTTGACCCTGATATAACACCGAAACTATTAAAACAAGAAAGTAAAGCTGGAGTTAATAAAGTCAAACCTGGTAGTGTAGCTGAAAATATGGCGCATACCACAGCTATTAAAAATGGTATGGCTGAAGGTACTGGACCTTCAATTGTTACTGATAATATGTTAGATGCAGTATCAAATGGAGATAAAAGTACACGAGCTATTGTCTCACAAATTGCTGCAGAAACTCAACAAACTGGTAAATTTACTGCTACCGTAAAGAATCTTAAATACACCATCAAAGATATGAATGATGCTGCATGGCAAATCTATGCAGACATTATAAAATCTGGAGATGTACAAGGTGTTAAAAAGATCTTCCTAACAGATAAACACATCGATAAGTTTGTCAGTGAAGCACGCCTTGGAAACGTTATAAAAACTGAAGTTCAAGCAGATGCTATACGATTTGCTATGAAAGATTTGGTAAATCAATTAGTTGGGGATAATGTTACTCAAGCGTCTGCTAGAGTTATGGATACTGTAGCTAGAGAAATTTACGATGCAGCACGAGCAGCTGTAAGTGTACCAGATGTTGTAGATAGCAATAGAAATGCACAGGTAATTATTGATAAAATCGGCTTTTTAATGGAAGAGTATGGTATCAATAAATACATCGCTGGTTTCCAATTACAACGTCAGAAGCAATGGAAAAATCTAATTACTAGTGGGGATGTTAATTCCTTACAACAACTGACAGAAGAGTTAACCCGTGGAGTAACAAAGAAACGAGAAGAAGCAGTAAAGTATACTCAACTTCTACATCAAATACGTAAAGAGAAACCACATCTTTTAAAAGCATTTATAGATGTATTTGCTGCATCGCATGGTGATGTTGATACTTTAGCTAAATTAATGAAATGGGGTAGACAGCAAGTTTCTTTAGGCTCAGCTATAGTCAGTCCAAGAGCAGGTAGTAAATACACTAAACATGAATTAACTTTATTTGCTAAGGGTTTACGAGCCGTTAAATATAACAATATGTTATCTGGTATGGCTACTATAAATGCAGTCAAAGGTAACCTATCCGCTTTAATTGCTAAACCATTAGCTGCTTTCACACATGCTGGTTTTCTAACTGCAAAAACAGGTAATCCTGAACACATTAGACAGACACTTTATTTATTCGGAGGAGCTCAAGAAACTAATAGACGTGCCATACAAGATGCTTGGCGAATGATTAAGAAAGTTAATCTTGATGAAACATCCATGCTAGATGCATTCCGTAAAGATTATGTCGTCACTTCAGATAAAAAGTGGGAAGCAATGACATCTATTGTTAAAGAATGGGAAGAATCAGGAAATACCGGAGCTTTATTACGATATAAATGGGCACAGAATTTACATGATGTATCCAAAGCACGATGGATGCGTTATGGTATGACAGGTATGACAGGTGTAGATGCTTACACTAACAGCGTGATGGGTACCTATTTATCAAGAGTTCAAGCGTATGAGGAAGTGTTTAAGAAATCTGGTTATTTAGATCCAGTTAAATTAGTTGAAGCTGAGAATATAAATTATTCTAAATACTTTGATTCTAACGGTTTAGTTAAAGAGAAGACAGCTTTAAAAGCGTTTTCAGGAGAAATTAATTTAAACCTTGATGATGAATTAGCTTCGTTTGTAACAGATGCTACGACTAGACTTCCGGTTATACATGGATTATTTGCTTTCCCGAGAACTGGTTCTAACTGGGTTAAGATGGCAAGCTCTTATATACCATTCCATGATAAACTTCCAGTACTATCAACTAAATACGGAAAAGTTCTACAAGCAGCTGATGCTAAAGATATAGATGCAATTAAAGATGCGTTATTAGCACATAATATTGATTTTGATAGCACACCCGAAGCTATGACAATCTTTAATAATCTTGTAACTGAATATCGGGCTAGATTAGCTTTCAGTTCAATGGTAACAGGTTCATTATTTTCCTATGCATGGACAGGTAATATACGTGGTCCAGGACATCATAATGCAACTGTTCGTAGACAAATGCGCGAACAACATAACTATATTCCAAAGACTATTAGAGTACCTGGTACTGATTGGTGGGTATCCTATAAAGGAATAGTAGGTTTAGATCCTATCTTAAGTTTCCTTGGTAGTATAGCTGAGCATTCTCAAGATATTGGTAGTTATGAATTAGAAGACCTTGGTAGAAAGATCGCCTGGGTTTTCAGTGCAAACTTCTTAAATGAAACAGTCTTTAGTGGTATAGAACCTTTACTAGATTTAGCTACAGGAGATAGTTCCTTCTATAAGAAATTATTAGCTAGAGAAGCAGGTAGTTATATACCATTATCTAGTGCTGTTAATGTACTATCCAATCAAATAGATGGCGCTTATAAAGATGTTCATGATGATTTCTTGAAATCCATAATACAAAGAACACCTGCAAAAGTAATCTTACCTAATGTTGTAGATGTCTTTACTGGTCAACCTATTAACGGTGCTTTGAATCCTATCCAAAAAGTTACTGGAATGTCTGATGGTGGCGAAGATTGGAGAGTAGCAATGGCTCGATCAGGTTGGACTTATGGTAATTCATTAAATACGGTAATGAGCGGTGCCTATACGCTTTCAAGAGATGAAAAAGAAGAGTATAAAATGCTAATAGGTCAACAACAACCTTGGAAAGAAATCAAACGGTATGTTAATAGTAAATCTTATAAAACAGATTTAGAAGCATTAATGAAAGAACGTAGTAGATTAACTGACTACAGACGAGTAGAGATAGCATCTGAGCGATCTGCTATTCATAGAAAGTTTAATTCTATCATGCGTAAATATGCTAGAATAGCAGAACAGCAGTTACTTGAAAAGTATCCAGCCATTAAGAAATCTGCAATTAATCAAAAAGCTATCAACCGAGAACTCAGACGACCTGAAGGACGAGGCATAAGAAATGCACGTAAAATAGCAGAACAAAACGAGAAAAAATTCAAAGACGTCAAAGGATTCTTACAAGAAGTCAACCCTTAATAACAACTAACTAACAGCGTTATGGCTACATCAAATTCATATACAGGGAATGGTTCGGCAACGGACTATTCCTTTACATTTCCATATTTAAAAGTCGCTGATGTTAAAGCTAGCATCGACGGCGCAGCAACAACAGCATTTTCATTAAGTAACGCAACAACTGTTAAGTTTGATTCAGCACCCGGAAGTTCAACTAACATTAGAATTTATCGTGAATCTGATACCGCTGCTCTCCCTGCTACTTTTTATGCAGGGTCTGCTATCAAATCTCAAGATTTAAACGATAACTTTACTCTAAGTCTATATAGTAACCAAGAGGTTTCCGAACGTTACGTCAGTCAACTAGGCGGAACTATGACTGGTAACCTAATTTTAGGTGAAGACGTTACCATTACTTTCGAAGGTGCTACAAGTAATGCCTACGAAACCGTACTAACCGTAACCGATCCTACAGCAGATAGGATTATAACTCTTCCAAATGCCACAGATACATTGGTTGGTAAGGCAACTACAGACACCTTGACAAATAAAAGTATCGATTTAGACAGTAATACCGTAAGCGGTACACTGGCTGAGTTCAATACGGCATTACAAGGGGATAGTTTTGTCTCTTTAACTGGCAGTGAGACTTTAACTAATAAGACTTTAACCAGTCCTGTACTTAATACACCTACAATTGGCACATCTTTTACAATAGGTAGTGCTACAATTAATGAAGCAGAGTTAGAAATATTAGATGGTGCTACAGTTACTACAGCTGAATTAAACATATTAGATGGAGTTACTGCTACAGCATCCGAATTAAATATATTAGATGGTGTTACGTCAACTGCAAGTGAACTAAACATCTTAGATGGTGTTACAGCGACTGCAACTGAACTGAATAAAACAGATGGATTAACGTCAACACCAACGGAATTAAATATTTTAGATGGTGCTACCGTAACGACATCTGAAGTTAATAAATTAGATGGTGTCACAGCAAGCACAGCTGAATTAAACATAGTAGCTGGAAAGACTTTTAAAGATTCTAGTGGTACCTTAACTACAACTAGTGATACAGAACTCCCTTCTTCTAAAGTTATTGCTGCTCACGTATCTAGTGCTATTGGTTTAGTAGGTGGTTTTACGCCTATTGCTAATGACGCTAGTTTCCCAGCCACTGCTTCACAACCTGCTAATGGTATTATTATTAGTATTGCTGATGCTCAAGGAGTAGTTATCAACGGTTCTGGTGTTAGTACAACAGGTAGAACTACCGACGGAACACCTGCTACTGTAACTATCAACTCATTCCCTAGTTCATTATATAGTGAAACTTTAGCGAGTGGTGTAGGTTTACAAGTAGTATCTACCGGTTCTAGTAATACCTATACTTATCATAAATTATTAGCAGCTGAAAGCGATGTCAAACAATTAAGTGATGATATCAACGATTTCAATGCTAGATATCGGGTAGCTTCTTCAGCACCTGGTTCAGCTAATGATACTGGTGATCTTTATTTTGATACATCAGCTAGCAAGATGAAGGTTTATAATGGAGGTACATCTGCATGGGATGATGTAGCTTCTGTTGGAAGTTTTTATATAAACACCTTATCAAGTTCAGGTTCAACTGGTGGCGGTAGTGCTACATTTAACGGAGCCGCATATCGATTTACATTAAGTAATCCTGGTTTATCTGCACAACAACATATAGTAAGTGTTAATGGAGTACTTCAGAAACCTAATAGTGGAACCAGCCAGCCAGGCGAGGGATTTGCTATATCTGGAAATGATATTCTTTTTAGTGCCGCTCCTCTTGGTGGTAGCAATTTTTTCATCATCACCCAAGGATCCTCAGTAAGTATTGGAACACCTAGTGCT